CAGACGCGGCGAGACCTCGACCGACTTCTTGAGGATCCAGAGCCACTGCAAGTCGCTCGACTTTGGGTCGGCACGCTGCCGACCGGGCTTGCCCTCCGACACGATGAACGTCTTGCCCTTCTTCGTAGTTAGGAAGTGGACCTGCTTTGGGTAGCGGGCGAGCAAGTCTCGCGCGCTCGGGTAGCGCGCGACGCCGGCCGCGGTCAGGTTGTCCGACAGTGGGATCGTCAGGTTGCGCGCGCGCTTAGGCGTGATCGTGCCGCCGTACTCTTGCAGCCTCGCGTACTTTGTTCCTTGGCTGAAGACCAAGAGCGTCAACGGCTGGCCCTGACCAAGCCCGCCGCCGACCGTGTGCGAGAACGACTTGCGCAGCAGGCCGCTGCGATTCTGGAGCAGCACGCCGGAGTTCTTCGGGCCCGAGTAGCCGCGGAACCGCTTGGCTTTCATGTAGCCCTCGAAGAAGGCTCCATGCGCGCGGAACGCCTTCCGCATCTCGACATCCACCGCGCTCGGCAACTTCGCCAGCACGCGACGCAAGCCCTCGATGTCGAACGAGAACTTGCTCACAGCGCGATCCGCTTGTAGCGGTTCAGCGTGTACCGAACCTCCTCGAGGAACTGGTAGTCCTTCGTGAACTGCGTCGAGCTGTCGCCCATGGTCACGTTCCCACCAGGCGTCGTCCGACGACGATGCAGGTAGGCCACCTGCAAGTCGCAAGCCTGCGCGAGGTCCGCGTAGCTCGAGATCAGGTTCGCCGTCGTCGTCGCTAGACCGCCGGTGTAGGTGATCTGGATGTAATAGGGCAGGATCGGCCGAGCCATCGACCCGGCCGTGAACGGCGTGCCTTGGCTCACCAGACGGACAACGCCGGCCGTGTCCTCGAGGACGTAGTCGTCGTTCCGCACGAGCGTCGTCGCCGTAGTGAAGTCCGTCGTGTCGTTCAGCTTGATCGTGAACGCCACCGCTCCGTTCACGGGCGCGCCTTTCAGCGTCACCAGCCTGCGGGACAGCTTGATCGGATAGACCTCGACGCGCGAGGTCTGGAGGCTGTGACGCCGCATCTCGGCGTCGAATCGCTCCGACACCGACGTGATGAGCTGGTCGATGAGGGAGTCCTGCGACACGTCCGCATTCGCGATGCCGAGCAGCGTCTTGACTCGTGCGCGTGTCGTGTAGTCCATGGGTCAGAGCACCGCGGAATCGACGTTCGCAAGAGCGTCGGGGGTGATGTTCTCGTTGAAGAGGATCGCGACGCAGCTAGGCGAGATTGACGGAACGTATGCCGTCACGGTCAGTCGAACGTAGCGGCGATGCTTGGATGCATCCACCAACGCAGGACAAGCCGTCAGAGCTTGATCGCCGGTGAAGGTGTAGGACGCGCTGGTCGGGAAGAACGTTGTGTTGTCGTCGCTGTCCTGAACCTCCAGCGTCATCGACTTGCCAGCGACCGAAAAGTCGACGTGGCAGATGAACAGGCAGGAGCGATAGCCCTGAGTGTCCACGCTCGTGAAGTTCGTGGGCGCAGCGGTGATGGTCACGCTGTTTCTGCGGATGCCGACAATCCGCATCTCGGACTTGTAGTCGTTTCTCATTGTGCCACCAGAGGGATGAGGGACGCTGCCTCGCTGCTGTTGATCTTCCCGTATTGGACGGCCGTCACACCGATGATTGTGGTCGCGCCCGAATCGCGGGTGAACCTGACCCGCGTGTACCTCTTCGCGGCCTCGTGACGCACGAGGAACGACTTGGCATTCACAGTCGCGGCGACGTTCGCGCTCACGACTTCGCCGATGTCCGTAAAGTTGACGTTGTCGTCACTCTCCTGAAGAGAGGCCGTGTAGACAACCGAGGTTGCGCTGAATTGATTCAGAACGAACAGGGTGTAGCGATAGCCGCTCGGCTCGACCGAGACGCTATACACCGGCGTCGTGTTGCTGACCGTCGTCGCTCCAAGCAGCGACAAGGGCCGCATCGTGTTCTTGCCGTCGAAGTTCATCCCTCGCTCGCTTTCTTGCGGCCGCGCCGCTTGGACTCCACGCTACCTGATTCCTGCCGCGGCGCGTCTGGCGTGATCGCCGGCACCGAAGCCGTGTACCTGTTGAACAGCGCCGCAGGCCACTTGGCCTTCGACGTCAGCACCGCGCCCACCGGCGCCGGCACGAGCTTGTACTCCTGTCCCGCGATCTCGCGCGCGACCCACGGGTCGTCCACGTCGAGCGTCTGGCCGGACAAGAGCCAGACCTTGTTGAGGCCCGAGGCCTTCGGGTCGTGCAGGACGTTCCCGTGGTTTACCATCATGAGCTTCATGCCGCGATCCTACAGAAGAAAGAGGGCCGCCGCCGCGCTCGGCGACGACGGCCCTCGTGCTCATCTCGACTGGATCAGTCGATGTTGAAGGCCAGCGTGGCGGCGGTCGAGGCCCCGCTCGTGGCGTTCACGATCGCATCGTACGAGGCCGGCAGGCTGCGGTTCAGCAGGACGACCGTGACGCCGTAGATCGTCGCCGCGGTCGCCTGAGTTGCCACAACGCGGATGTAACGCTCGACCTTGTCGGTCGTGCCGTTCGTGAAGCTGTTGAGCTTGATGCGCCCAACGTAGATCTTCTCGTCCGTGGCATCGGTGATCTGCGTGAACGTAGCACCGGTCACGTCCCCGAAGCCCGAGTCGCTCACCGTGCTGTCTTGCACTTTGACGTCCAACGTGCCGGTCGAGGTGAACGTGCCGGCCGACACGATCACCAGAAGTTCTTGGAAGCCCAAGGTGTCGACCACGAGGCTGTTGGTAGCCACGCCACCAGACACGCTCTTGGTCTGGATGACTTCCTTGACCTGAACAGACGTTGCGCTGTTGTGTTGCATGGAATTGTTCTCCTAGTTGTTGATCGAAGATCAGGTCTGGGCCGCGAGGCCAGTCGAAACGCAGAAGGCTTCGGGGAAACGAACGCCCACGTCGACGGTCATGCCGGCGAGGATCTGGGTCTGGCGCTTCGTGAAGTTCGTGCCTTCGCGGCTTGCCGCGAGGACCATGGTGCCCCACTCCGCGACCATCGAAGACGCGAACGCACCCAACAAGATCTTGTCGTTGGGCAACTGCGTCGACAGCACGTAGCGGTGACCAAGCACGCGCTCGATCATGCTGCCGTCGATGAACGGACGAACCTTCGGGTTGACGTTCGCGCTGCTCGACACGGTGTCGAGTTGCTTGCGCAGTTGGCGGAACTGGTTCGGATGGAAGGCCCACACGAACTCGCCGACCGTCTGCGCGTTGTCTTCGAACAACTTGTGCTCCATGTTGATGAGCTCGTTGTACGAAGTCGCCGCATCGAGAGCGCCAGTGAACGACTGGGTGTTGATGCCGCTCGTGTTCATGATGCCCAGCGGCTGACCAGCGGCACCCGTGCCGTTGAACACCGCCGCGTCGATCTTGAGACCGATGTCGCGCGACAGTTGAGTGCGCACGAGTTGCTCGGCACCAGGAGCGCCCAGCTCGATCAGACGATTCGACAGCGTGCAGAGCGCGAAGACGTCGTGCGGGTACAGGTCGATCTGTCCGAAGGACATGTCGCCGCTCGTGACGGCTTCGACCTCACCCAGCCAGTAGGCCGTGGTCGCGCCCGTGATCTTCGGGATCTGCACCGGCGAGCCGGTCAAGCCAGACATGCGCACGGTGCCGGCCTGATAGGCCACGACCGCCGCTTGCAGCAGCGGGATGATCTGGGCCGACATGACTTGGTTCGGCACGATGAAGCCGCCGAGCGAGTCGACGGTCGTCACCATGTCCTTCGTCACCACGGCCGAGTCCATCGTGCCCGCCGCGGCCGAGCACATCTCGTACTCAAGCGGAGCGAACTTCGCGACGTTGCCCTTCATCAGGCCGCCGATGAGCTTGGCGAAGGAGAACTCCTTCACCTCCTTGCTGTCGGCCGCGAGACCGGGCACCGCGAAGCGAGCCGCCTTGGCGTCGGCTTCGCGACGCTGGGCGTCCAGCTTCTCGTCCAGTTGCTTGGCGAGACGCTCGCACAACGCGGCGTCACGCTGGTCCAGATTCGACTTGAGCTGGCCGATGAGCGCCTGCGACAGCGCCTCGACCGACTGGTTGTTGATTTCCATCGTTCTTTCCTCTGCGGTCTAGGGTTGTCACAGGGACCGAGCGACGCGCTCGGCCACCTGCGCGAAGAACGCCGCAGCGTCCTCGCGTCCAGACGACCGCAGAGCGGCCGTCTTGTTCTTCTCGACCTCGAGCGCCTTCGCGATCGAAGCCTCGTCCATGCGCTTTTCCAGCGCCTCGATCGAATCATTGAGGGCGCGGAAACGCTTGTCCAGAGCCGTGATCGCATCGGTCAGCGCACGCAGCGCCATGACCTGCTCGGACTCCGACTCGCCTTCCTCGTTCATCTCCTCTTCTTCTTCCTCCGAGGAGACCTCGATCTCGACCTTGCGAAGCGTGGAGAACTTGTGCGCCACGAAGACGTCCGTCTCCTCGTAGGTCCCGTCCTCCTCCTTCTCGTAGATCTTGATCATCGCCGCCGGATCTTCGGTCGTGCCCTCGACCGAGAAGTCCGAGTTCGGCACTTCGATCTTGCCGGCCGTCTCGATGTCGACGATCTCGCCGCACGCCTCGCCGCCGCTCGACTCCCACATCACGAAGTCGCCGACCTTGAGTTCGTCGGCAGCGGCCTTAGTCGTCGGACATCCGCACGACTTGTCCGCCGACGCCGTGCCCTCGCGGCACATCGAGTACGCGACGGCGACCACCTGGTCGATCTTCCACTCGGGGTGCTCGTCGATCAGCTTCGGAATCTTCGACGACACGCATTCCTGCAAGGGATCGGTCGCCGCCGTCTGCTCCGCGACATCGCTCTTCGTGCTCTTCTTCATCGGATCGAAAGCCCAGTTCTTCAGCGAGATGTCGCGCTTGGAGATCGGGCACGCCTCGCTGACCGGCTCGCCCTGCTCCATGTTCTTCATTCGAGCCACGAAGGACACCGTCCGCTTGGCGTTGTCCACGAGCCGGCGGTCCCACTTGTCCTTCGATGTCTCGAGCAACTCGAGGTTCCGCTTGATCACCGCGTCCGCGTCGACGCTCGCCTTGCGGCTGCACTCGTTCGAGTCCCACGCCTTCAACTCGCTGGCCGACATGTTCACCGCATCGCGCCACGACGAGTAGACCGCGTCGAGCTCGTCCTGCTCTAGCTTCTCGACCGCGCCCAGCGCGAACGTGCGACGCTCCGGCACGCTGCCGGCGACGCGCTGCAACAGCTCGTCGGCCATCGTGCGCGTCAACTTGCCCGCCTTCACGAGGTCCTCGAGCGCCTTCGCGATCGGGTCCTTCTTCTTGGCGCTCTTCGAGAGCAGCGCGTTCGGGTTCGCCGGGATCGAGCAGTTGGACAGCTCCAGTTGCTGCTGTTCCTCGTACAGGACGCCGTAAGGGCCGAGGCCGAGTTCCTTGCGCTCGGCCTCGTTCTTCGGCTTGTACGCGCGCGTGGGCACGAAGCCGACGCTGACCGCGCGCAGACCGCCCTCGTCGATCATTCGAAGCACCGCCTCGGACATCGGGTTCGCCGACTCCGAGAAGTAGGTGATGGACTCCATCAGCACAGGCCGGCCGGTCTGCTTTTCCTGCGACCAGTCATGCACGCGCCCGATGGGGAAGTCGTCCGAGTTGTGGCCCCACAACGCGACCGGATTCTTTTCGAACTCGGTGAACTTCCAGCCGGCGACGCGGATCACGTCGCCCATGCGGTCGGCCGTCTCGTCGCTCGCGATGAAGCGCCGCGTGCGCGAGGTCTCGTCGGCCTTGATGACGGGAGCCGCAAAGCCGCGGACGTGGATCGCGCTCGTGTCCGTTTTGATCGCGAACACGTCCTCCGACTTCGCCGCCGACAACTCCTCGAGCGTCGCAACGCCGCACAGGATTCGGGCAGCGAGCTGCTGCACGTCCGAGTTCTTGGTCAGGATCTCCATGCGGTTCCTCAGATGATCGGCGCGATGACGCACCGGCAGTTGATGACTTCTTCGGGCGCGCCGTTCGGGTCGTTCGGAAAGCGCAGGCCCGGCTTGAACTCTTCTCCGGGCTTCACGATCTTCCCGTCGAGTTCACGATGGCTCTCGCGCGTGGCCGCGTCGTTCGACGCCACCCACTGCAATCCCGTCGCGCCCGACTCCTGGTATCGGTCGAAGCTGGCGGAGTTGTACGCCTTGCCCGTCTCCGTGCGCGCGATCGTAAGCGCACGCGCCTCCTTATTGCCGAACACGCGGCCCAGCTCCTCGTCGAGCTCGGGCAGGATCTCGGTCAACTCGCCGGCCAACTCGGGCGTCGATGTCGGGCCCGACAACTTCACGAGCAGACGGTCGCGGATCTCATCGGCAAGGCGCGAGGTCACGCCTTCGACGATCTGCGCGCGCTGGTCAGCGATCAGGCGCAGGATTCGCGGCTCCGTCACGTCGACCGACACCATGCCGAGAAGCTGCGCCGTCTCGGTCAGGCCAGCCTGCCACGTTGCGGTCACCGTCTGGGCGATCAAGGCGTCGAGCTGCTCGGCCCACTGCTCCTTGTTCAGCAGGAGGTAGGACTCGACCTCGCGCTGCGTCCACGCCTTCGAGGTGCTGGCGATGCCGTTCTCGGCCACGTCGCGCAGGCGCTCCTTCTGCGCGCGCTCGTAGCGCCGAAGCCACGTCAGGACCTCGGACGCCATCTTGCGCTCGGATTGATCCAGCGTCTTCGCGTAGACCGCTTCCACGAAGGCCACCCGCTCTTCGCGCGTGTCGAGCATCTTGGACCGCATCTCCGCGGCCGAGGGCGCAGGCGCTGGCGCAGCGGGCGCGGAGACGCCGCCGAGGATCAGGCGCGCTTGGTCGATGCTGATCGAGGGGAACGCTGCGTTAATGAGCGCAGCGCCGGCGTCGATCGTCAATTGGCCGGAGCCCACGCGCTCGGCGATGAGCAGCAAGGACTCGACCTGCGCTCCGTTCAGGCCCTCGGGTGCCGCGGGAGCTGCCGGCGTGGCCGGAGCCGCAGGAGCCGCGGGCATCGGCTCGGCGGCCGGCGCTCCGGCATCCGGCGCGACGGGCTCCGAGTCGCCAGTATTCGGATCGTTGACCGCGAACACCTGATTCGACGCCGGCACGAACACCGTCGACGCCGAGTCCACGGTCTCGGCCTCGAGACCAAGGATCTTGGTCGCGTCGTTGAAGCTCAAGCCGACACCGTAAGCCGCCAGCTCTGCGGCGAGCTTCCACTTCGAGCTCTGGTCCTCCTGCAACGACGCGATGCCCGAGTAGTCGAAGGACACCATGCAGCCCGCGAGCCGCGGGTCCTGCAAGCGGCCGAGGAAGTGGCTGTTGATCTTCTCGGCCACCGAGTCGAGGTAGCCCTTCACGCTCTGCCAGAACTGGCGATAGGCCTCGGTGACGTTGTTGTAGGTCGCCGTGTCGTAGTTCCCGATCACCGGCGGAGGCACCTGCAAGATGCTGCACACCGTGTCCCGCACCCAGCCCAGCGTCTCACGCTGGAGCATGTCCTTCGGGGTCGCCGGATTCGGCAACACGTCGACCTTGCCGGTCAAGACCTTGAAGCCGCCGACCACGTCCGGGTCGCGCATCGCCTCGTTCGCCGACTCCTGAAGCCGGAACTCCTCGTCGTTCGACATCCCCTCCTCGTACTTGAGGAAGGCACCCGGACCGCCGCCGCGCATGACGGCTTCTTGATATCGCTCGGTCTGGAAGCCGACCGAGATCACGCGCATCGCCGCGTCGAGCGGCGACAAGCCGCGCTGCGGGTCGGCCGGGTTGTAGTCGTAGAAATGGACCGTCGAGCCGACCGGAAAGACCGGCGGCGCGCTCGTGCTCGAGGCACCGTACTGCACGCGCTGGATGCGGCCGGTCGACGGGTCGCGCTCGTCCTCGACGTAGCTGCCGGACACTGGGACGATAACCGTGGGCATCGGGATCGGCGCGCGCGCGTCGATCGACGGCACGATCGGCTTGCCCTCCGCGTCCATCAGGAACCACCAATCCTCGCCCGAGAGCTTGCGGTGGCTCATGCCGGCGGCCAGCAGG